GAATTGACAAAATGAAAGATATGGAGATTTATATAACCAAACGCTCGTACAACTTGCAAAGCGAGTTCAGAAAGTATGTTTGGGCAAAGGATAAGGACGGGAACTATATCAACGAACCGGAAGACCATGACAATCACGGAATAGATGCTGTACGTTACTATGTATTGGGTGAGCTTCTTGGTAAGATTCAGAAGCCGAAAGATTTAACAGGAATATTCACACATTAAAAATATAAACTATGCCATTGAATTTAGAAGAAATATTAGCATTGCCTGACATCGGGCAGAAGATAAACTACCTGAAGAAAGGTAGGAAGACTGAACTTCCCGACCGTTGCAAACTTTGGGATGATTGGAATCCGGAACGACATGAAATCATGGTTGACAAAAAGAAATATCCGGACAGAAAGGTTCTTGAAAAAGAAGCAGAGAAGCACTTCGATGAAAAAACGGGTAAGACTTATGAAATCGAAGCAAAGTATAAGACTGAACCGGTGAACCGTATCTCCATTCCATTGGAACAGGATATCGTGAACATCCAAACTGCTTTTACAGTCGGCACAGAACCGTCTATGGATTGCACTCCAACTGATGATGATGAAAAGAAGCTGCTGGATGCGGTAAAGGCTGTATTTAAATCCAACAAAATCAAATACCAAAACAAGAAGATTGTCCGTGCCTGGCTCTCCGAACAAGAAGCGGCAGAATATTGGTATGTTACCGATGATGATTCGTTTTGGGCAAAGTTTTGGAAGAAAGTTAAGACTACGTTCGGTGGCAAGGTCAAGCCCACCAAGAAACTGAAAAGCGTGTTATGGTCTCCATTCAGAGGTGATAAACTATACCCGTTCTTTAACGACGAAGGTAAAATGATTGCTTTCTCACGTGAGTATAAAA